CATGGTCCTTCTGGATACGCTCTGTATCGCAGTCCATGCGTAGCCGCTGAACCTGCTTGCGCAGATCCTTGGCGGTAACTTCCCATGTCATCGCGTGCGCCCGTGCCTGAGCGAGCAGGAGTTCCAAGTCATTGACTCGGCGCTCCGCTTCCTCGGCACGTGACAGCAGGATGTACGGGTCCAGAAGCATTACTCTGCCGGTTTCTCTGCCGGTTCCAGGGCCTTGATCGCGGCCTGGGCTTCGCGCAGGAACGGGCCGCGCACGCTGGGGGCAAGGGTGGTGGAGTAGTCGTTCAGCGCCTGGGCGATGTACTGGAGGGCCTGAGCTTTGGGGTCGGCGGGTTCGGTCACTTGGTGATCCTTGATGGTGAAGCGGCGGGGTTGACGGGAGGAAGGCTGGCGCACATGGCGTTGAGGACTGCGATGTCCTCGGGCGTGTGCGCAATGAGCTTGAAGCCGGGCGATTCGTACCGGCGCAGCAGTTCCAGCAAGTCAGCAGGGCGCTGGTGTGCGTAGGCGTGCTGAAGTTCGTCAGACCAGACCTGTATGAATCCAGTGCCGCGCACCTGCTCGCTGATCGTGATGTCGCCGTTGGAGGGATCGTAGTAGCCGAGCAGTTGCGCGGGGCCGTACGATGGGCCGGGCTTGCGCTCGTGCATCCACTGTGCGCTGCCGATGTAGACCGCCAGGTCAGCACCGGGATTCAGCCGCGTGCGGTCGCCGCAGCCGGTGAGCAGTACGACAGCAAGGACGATGAGTATGCGGATCATGTCTTAGCAGTGATAAGGGCAGATCCGAGCCGGTCAATTTCGTAATGCGCGTCAAGCCCATTCAGGAAGCAGGACGTTCCCGCGCTCAGCGCCAGCGACAGGCGAGCATGCAGGATGCTGCTGATCTTGCGATTCGTTCCGGTCAGCGTGGCAGAGAAGTTGGCCGTCTGCATCTGCCACGCAGTCATCGCGCTATTGAACGCGATGGTGGTCGTTTCCTTGGCCGACAGCGCAGCGCCCGTGACGTTGCTTAGATGGTAGATCACCTCCAGCGTCCACGTGCCGGTGTAGGTCGCAGACGTTGACGGCATCCAGTGCAGATGCGGCGTCAGAACCGTGCCCTCGCTGTAATTGTGCGGAAGTTGCTGGTCGGGGAAGTGCAGCGACTCGCCGTTGGTGAACTCCCAAGCCAGGATGCCCGTACCGTTCACATCGGCCAGCGCAGCGGGGGAGCTAGGAGGCGCACCAGCAGAACCGGCCCAGCGCCAATCGCCATAGTCGGCGTTGATGAGGCGGGTATTGCTCACAGGATCACCCAATCGGTGCCGTTAGCGACGATCTGGAGCGACTGCCCAGCGGTCAGGACCACGGTGGTCGTGCCGTCGATGGTGTCAGACCCGGCGCGGTTGACGGTCAGGTTGCCGGTGCTGCGGTTCTTGATGAATAGGACGCGACCGGATGCGGCAGCAGGCAGCGTGAACGTCTGTGTAGTGCTGCCTGTGCAGACTGCCAAGTGGTCGGTGCCGTCCAGCGTGGTTGTACCGGCGGCGCTGGTTACGCTGCGGACGCCGATCTTGCGAGCGTTTCCGGTGACCAGCGACTTCGCCACACTCAACCCGCCGCTCAGTCGCACCGAGCCGTCGCTGGTGGTCATTGCGTCGGTGGTGTTGTTGACGGTCAGTATTCCAGAGCCGTCGATAGTCGCAGATACAGTTGTGCTGCGGCGGAACTCAGTGATATTTGCACTGGCATGCGATGTGCCAAACATGCGTATATTTGCACCCTGTGCGCTACCAGATCCAGCGGCGATTCTAAGCTCGACATTCGTTCTATCGGAATAGATATATGTGTAATCAGCATCGGCTGTAGTGAGTAGTTGGAATCCGCCGCCAAAACCGGCGCCGGTGCCCTGATAGACTGCAGCAGCAACGCCCGCCACTGATACCCCAATAGAGGTAGAACTTAACCGATACAACCCGCTCGCCTCGCTCGTCAGTCGGATCCCCGGCGCGGCGGCGGTTCCATTGCCCCCCTGGATTGTGGTGGCGGCAAAAAGGCCCTGATCGGTCAGCAGAGCGGCATAGACGCCAGATACGGCAAACCCGAGTGTAGTGCTGTTGAACCGATACAGCCCGTGCGCCTCGCTGGTCAGCCGTATCCCCGGCGCGGCGGCGGTGCCGTTGGGGAAGATCATCCCGCTGCCGGCCAGGGTTAGCTGACCGACTCCAGACCGCGACAGCGTGGTGTCACCTGCGGCGGTTCCGTCGCCCCAGACATGCGTGCCGCTGGCTGCGATGAGAAGTCGAACGTTGGCGTCACCAGCGACGGAAATTGTTTGGGCGGTATTTCCAGACGCCGCTCTGGTTGCCGTGATCGTGCTGGTGAATGTGCCGCTGGTCGCAGAGATGGAACTGGAGCAGGTGACCGCGCCTGCGCTGTCGATGGTCAGGCGAACAGTATTATTCGTAGCCAGCGAAAGCGCTACTGCATCGGTTGTCCCGATAGCGAAGGCGGTATGCGCCGACGAAAAGATCGACGCCATGCCAGCCCGAGCCAGGCCGAATTGCGTGCCGCTGCGGGCTACGCCGTAGGCTGCTTGACTCAGTGTGCCGGTGCCGTTGCTGGTTATCGTCCTCGCTTCGGCTGACGTTCCGGCTGCGTCAGTATTGCGCGACAAGATCTGGATGATGCCGTTGCTTGCTGCCGATACCGTTTGGCTGACAGTGAATGTCTGCGCGACTTCAAGCCCGGCGACGGTGATCGCCGCATCAGGGAACGTCGCGGTGCGGGCGGTGGTGCCGGCCTTGGTGAGGGTGAGGGTGCCGGAGATGCCCGTGGTGCCAAGCCCCGGCTGACGATCCTGAGAGGTCTTAATCATTAGAACGCCTCAACCATCCAGCCAGACGCACGCGCTGCACGACGATCCCGTGAGCGGTAGACGCCAGTGGCAAAGTCAAAGCGGGGAGGTTGCACCGTGCGATCTCGCTTTTGTGGTACCGGGATAGTACCCGTAGCGTCAAGGAATGCAACTCGCTGCGTGGCGATGTGCCGTGCATTGCCGCAGGCGAAGTCTGCCACCCAATAGGGACGCTGCATTACGAGATACCGTAAAGGGTCTACTAAGTCGTCGTTCTTCTTCACCACGCCACCGGGGCCGGTGAACTTCGTCTCTTCCCGCCCACGGTACGCCATGATCTGCTGCCGGAGTTGGGCGACACAGTTCTCATCCGTCGCCTTGTCTAGCATGAGCAGTGGAGGTGCCGCCCGTTCCTCGGCGGGATCCATGTAGTGTCGCAGCATAGCAATGCCCGGTGCGTGATTCTTCTTGGATTGGCAGAATCCATGCTTGGGAACGATGCCACGGGACGCCATCAGCTCCTTGGTGCGGACCAACAGGCTCGGTCCACCGCCACGATCCTTGTTCTTGAGGTTGGTATCATAGACAAACCCGGCGATATTCCGTCCACGTAGCCACTCGGCCAGCCGATCTACATCCTTCTCTAGCGTTTCGCCCTTATAGGACCAGCATTTGACGATGTTGAGCCGCATCGGGTACTCTTTGTTGATCGCAGCGACCAACATACCCATCGGATGCTCGACACCAGGGTCATATCCGACCCAGAGGTTGTCATCTGGGCTGATAACGTACTGATCCTTGTGAATATGCCGCTCATCTTGCCACTGCTTGCCGAATATCTGCACCAGTGAGCCTGCATCGGTGGTACCGCGCATGCGAATATCACCCTGCTCTTTGGTCATCGTGCCAGCCAGCATCTCACGGGCGGCGGCAGTAATGGCGGGGTTCTCGCCTGGCATCAGGTGGAATGTCTTATGCCCGCGTACCTTGTCCTCGCACTTGCGCTTGAACTCTTCGAAGGCGTCATTGTAGCGGGTATTGGTGTACGCCCAGACGTAGAAGCCTAAGCCAACGTCCTGCGACAGCGAATCCGTCAAGCGGGCAGCGATTTCCGCCACCAGGCGTGGTGTACCAGCCTCTTCGTCGATGTATGCAGCGTCCAGTTTGACACCGGAGATCTTGGCGTCCTGGTCATCAGCCCCAGTCCATGAGAAGATGGCCCGATTTCCGTTCTTGAGGACGACTTCCTTGGGGACGCGCATACCAGCCTGCATCGGGCGGGATAGCTTTTCAATCTCCCAGGAGGGGATCATCGGCTGATTCCGCGCCTCTGCCGGAGCATCCTTGGGCAGCACGAGTTCCGAGTCATCAAAGAGCTTGCGGGCGATGACGTTGGACGCCTGCATGCGCGTCGGGGCGAATACAGCGATGGTCAGGTTCTTATGCTTGGGCAGGTATGGGTGTGTGCCACGCAGCAGCATGGCGAGGTCAGCCATGGTGATAGCCGACTTGCCTGCGCGGTTCATGGCCGACAGGAGGACGAACGGGAACTCCTTGGTATCCCGCCGCAAGAACTGCTCCTGAGTCGGTGATGGAACGAACCAGCGGAGCGGGTCTGACCGCTCCCGCTGCGTCAGGATCATCTGCGCCTTCTGG